GCATAGCCCGATTGTACTTTTAACACTTCACTCTCTTCCATAACTAGAGGCTGTGTTAAAAGCTCTGTTGTTGCATTGCCTGATATAGACTTAGACTTAAATAAACTAAATATTGCACTGCTAGAATTAACTAAAGTTACATCAATTGTTGTGCCTGATCCAGAATCGTCAGATACTAATATAGATTTTATCACTGTTGTCGTTGCCGTTGGCACTGTATACAAAGTTGTATTGTCTGTTGTAGTTAAGTCTACTTTTTTATTTTTAAAACTATTAGCCATTAATTTAAAAAGAAGTTTTGTGCATCAACTTCATCCTTTAGTTCTTGTTGGTATGTTGTATTTAATTTTTGCACAATTGCATCAAGATCTCTTACCTGTGCATCAGCCACATCTTGTCTGTATGTGGGTGAAGGTCTTGTTAATATTTGTACTATCTTTGCCATTATCTTCTTCCATCTGGTTGTATGTCTAATCTAAATCCACCAAGTTTCCAGTTCTGCGAGGATCCTGTATTTGCTACTTTTAAAGATACTGCTCTTGCTCTAGCTCTTGTATCTACTTTTGTTGTAGATGAAGTAACTGTAAATGGACCAAGAGGTGAGCTTGCTTGACTGCTATTAGAAAAGTTTCTTAAATTTAATGTAATTTGTGTATTACCTGTTTGAGATAAAAAATCTGGTATGAATCTTCGTATCTTTGCAAACACTTCACCATCACCACCTTGACTTATATCAAAGTCTCCTGATTGTATATTAGCAGACACCGTTGTTACTGCCGAAGCTGTAACTTGATCTGTGCCCGTTTCATGTTCATAATATATTGTGCAACCGTCAGTGTTGCCTACAACATCGTAAGATGTATTTGAGTCTGCGTCATAATCTGTGGCATGTGGTTTACCAAACACAGAAGAGTCTTGCCATGTTGTTCTATCTAATGTACCAGTTGTCCATATAGGTCTTTCTGGAGAGGATTCTTGATAGTTATAAGTTACAACCCTATTTACCACCGTAGAACTTTCCGTGCAATAGAACCAATTAATTTCACCAAACAAATTATTTAATCCAGCATTAATTAGTTGTGATGCTGTTGTATTTAAATCATTATAAACAAAATCCTCTACTAAACACGGTAATGTTTGTAGAGCACCAGCGTATTTAAAGAAACCATTTTCTGACATCCAGTATGCAGCGCCATCTACTTCGACAGCTGCGTTCTGCCCTATCAATCCACAGTTTGTGCCTACTTGTGTAAAACCAAATGTTAACGGATCACCAATGAAACGCATTGTAAATAATGCAGTATCTGTCCAAACATAGATTGCATCTCTACCTCTAACAGCTCCTACAATTCTAGATCCATCTGCAAGTCTTTGTGCACCCGCTGTATTTGTTGATGTTTCTGTGTACGAGTTAATATTTTCTTGGTCTGAGAATCTAATAAACATTTGATCTTGTGTGGACTGATCCCCTATTGTTGTTTCTGTGCCAAAGAATACTAAGTGCCTGTCTGGTGTAGATACAATCATGTCTCTTGATGCTGTTGGCGCACCGTTAATAATAATCGCTCTAGTCGATGTGGCGTTTGATGCATTAGAGTCCCATTCAAATACTTGTCCATTATGTATTAAAGCTATAATTTTATCTCCAAAGTTATCTATAGACCACATACCTGGATCAATAACTAAGTCACCAGATGCAGCTTCACCCCACGCTACATAATCTGAAGAGTTAGTCACTGTATCTGCATTAGAGTGCGATGCGGCTGTAGTATTTCTAACTCCTCTTGTTACACCTGTTAAAGTATTACCTGATATACCTGTGTAAGAAATTTCTTCGTTTCCTATCTGTACAAAGTTTGTTCCTGATGTTGGAAATAAAGAAGCGTCAGTTAGAACGATTGTTGTTGTAGAAGCATTGATGCCTCCGTTTAAACTTGTTTGTGCTTCACCGGATACGGTTCCACCCCACTGACCTAAACTCCAACCAAATCCCGGTAGTTGTCCTACAGGACCAACACTATAGTAAGCTTGTACTCTAATACCACCAGAAGTAGTGCCACCAGAGCCACCTTCTGTTGTTGGCATAGTAATTGTTATGACTGTTGAAGATTCTACGGACGTAACCATAAATGTTTTATCATTAAAGTCAGACGCACCAAAGTTAGAATTAGTGATGGTAGAAAAATTATCTAATAAAATAATATCTCCTGCTTGAAGACCATGATCTGATGAAAATGTTATTGTAACTGTTGCTTGTCCATTAACAGTTGTAAAAGCATTGGATAGAGTAAATGTTTCTCTAATCGGGTGTATGTCATAAAATACACCTCCTGAGTATGCGTATAAAATTCTATTAGTTCCTATGATAGAAAATTTGTTACCTGATTTATTGACAATGTGGTGCATAGCTCTAGCTGCACCTGTGAGTTTATTCTCACCTAATTGAGACCAACCACCTATCTTCTCTGGTGTTGAGTATCTGAACCTTACATTATCACCATCAACCCACTGACCTTCAGCTTGAGTTGGAGTAACTTGTTTATTGAATCCAGGTAAAAATTGTACTTTTTG